ATTTTCAACACTAATGGTTCGGTTAAAAAATGAAAATTCGTATGTAGTACTGTTTTTGGGAACATTATTTACGTCTAACCACTTATTATGTGAATATCTAGTTGTTTCAAAATCTTCAACAGGATTTATAATCTGTTCGAGCACATCATCCTCATACTGTTTAATTAAATCCTCCCTTCCTAAATTATCAAAATTAATTTCAAGAGGTAAATTAAACTGAGTATCGTTATCGTTTACGGTAAATCTAAATTTATTCACAATCGTCAATTATTGGTTGGAAGATTATGTCATTAAAGACGTTATTATTTTTCATGAGCGGAGTTTGTAGAAATAGTACTTCACCGAACGGATAGTGTTCTCCGTTTAGAAATGGATGATTAACCCCATTACCATCAGTATCAATATATCCATAGGAATAAATATCTCTCCATCTCCACTGTCCCTCAAAATTTGAAAAGAATGAATAATCGGGAACACCTTCCACCGCGTCTCTGTCACCTGTCTCTATATAATCAGAATAAACTCTTAACTTTACGGAGTGATGTGGGTTATATGTATAACCATCAGGTAAATTGACGCTTCCTGATGTTGTTATAACTAACGGATTAAAAGAATATTTATGTGATATTTTTGAAAGTACGGTTTCTTTTTGTTCGAATTTATTCCATGAACAAATATCACCTTTAAGTTCCGTACCTAAAGGTAAGTCTTCATTATAGTAAAATCTTATATTTTGAAAGTTATCTCCCGGCTTATCATAGTAATTATTGGTAATATTATCTTTGTTGTGAAAATTTAATTTAGACCACCAAGTATCAACCGTATCTTTTCTAAAATTAAAGCTCCACCCAACCTCTAATCCTTTATTAGGTACTGTTGGAGATGGGGTATTAAAAAATCCCATATAACCTTTATTAACAATAGTTATAAATAACTCAGTTATAGGTCTATCAAGATTATCCATAAGAGATATTATATCAATATCTTTATCTATAGAAAACCCAAATGAACCTCTACCATCTTTAACTGAAATCCTTGTCAATTTATTTGGCGTCAGTGCTGAATATTCTAATTTCTTTTTTACCGGAAAATTGTTTTGTTCAAAACCCATTCGTGTTAAGTCAACATTTGAAACTTCAGTTAAAGTCTTATGTTTTCTCACATAATACTCGGACATAGTTTCTCCCGAATTTTTAGGATTAATAACTCTTTTTAATGTGCCCATAGCACCGTCACCAATAGTTCCACCCGTGTATCCGTAATTATATACATTTAACACTTTATCTCTATTGCCATATGATTGGTCACCCAAACTATAAACCTCCAATAAGTTCTTCCCGTTTACCGGTGTTGGTAAATATATATAATCACCTTCGTTAATATTATGTTTAAACCCACAATAAAACGTAATCATATTTTTACCATTAACTTTACGATTTTTTATAACATATGGTATCCCATCTGAAACCGTAAAATTTAAACTTGAATTTGTGTCGTCATCAGTATAATTTAAAATTTGATTATAATCATTACTACTCGGATATGTCACATATAAGGACCAATTATAAGTAGATGCACTTTTACTATCATATTCTACATGTCCTGGAATACCTGAAGTTCTAAAGAAATTAAATTCATCGTAGGGCGGATAACCAATCCAAACTGCGTTGGCGGGATTTCCATTCGCATCTATTAATGATTGTTCGGGATTTATATAATACATCTCATCCTCAAAGGGAGCATAATTAGAACATCTACCCGAAACCGTATTATCAAACAAATTAATAATTTTACCCGCAATTCTAAACTTTGTTGAGATTTGTCTTTCGTGGTCAAATCTTTCTTCTAAATTTAATAGAACATTCCTGTCTCCTTCAATTATACTTTTTTTAGTGTTTTCTAATGGTACCTGTATAAATAAATCAGTATCAGGAGCACCCGCATAACGGTCAGACCCTCTAACTATTCTTATATCCTGATTATTTTTTTGATTACCCATTTAAGTCTCTATTAAACATATATTTAGTTATGAACTTATTCATGGCACTTTTACCTCTTTTTAAACCAAAATAAAATTGAAATGGTGAACCTACTCTATAGCCATCATTACCATTATCTATTGGTTGATTGGGACCATAACTATTTATAGGTCTATTAAAGATAAATCCGGTACCTAAACCTGAGCTTGGTTTGGCGTACTCATTAGCCCCATCAAATGTTTCATCTTGGTACTTACCTGACTTACACGTATCTGTTTTCCAAGTATTTTCTTGTGTACCAAACATGTTACCACCTGCAAATTTCCACGTATAAAAAGGAACCACTTGAGAACCCGGATAATCAAACTGATTAGCTAAGAGTGGGTTTAGGCCACCAAGGTTTTCAGAGAACGTTATTTGTCCTGGACCAATAATTCTTCTATCCGCAACTGTAGTACCTACAGTATTATAAGGACTAATTGTGGAACCTGTAAACCATATAGCAAAAATACCACTATCAACTGCAACTTCATCCTGATAGTTACCCGTTAAATAAGGTAAGACTCCGAATTCTGTGTTAATAGAAGTCATTTGTGCATAGTCTCCATCAACTCTAGAATCAAAAAAACTATCAACAAAATTAATACCTGTATTAAAATCTCTAGAAAATAGTTTTTGTATAGACGCGTCTCCGGCCCCTAATAAATTTTCCAAGAAAGACGAATCAATCAATCTTGAAATAATAAATAGATTTAAGACACCTGAAATATCCTGATATGATGTAGACTCAATCTCATCAATTATGTAACCTTGAAACTCAGGTGTTAATAATATCTCCTTTAAAAAGTCCGATTTAGGTCCTAAATCAACAATCGTAGTAGGTTGCCATATATTACCTTCATTTGAGCCGATTACTTGTGCAAATCCAATACCTCCCGCTTCACATTTAGGTTGAGGTGAAAATTCATTAGTAATGTCATTATAAGGAGCTGACCTATAAAAAAATGAATTACTGTCTGTATTAAAATATATTGGACCACACATTTGTTTTTGAGGACTGAATAAACCTCCACTACCTTCAAATGGGTCTCCACAGTACTTATACCTTTTAACTTCGTTATTACTGTCATAAAAAGTTTTCTTTTGAAAAGAAGGCATGTACAATGTACCATTTATCCAATTGTTTTGAAACATATGTGATATCACTCCCCTACAAGCCGCAAACATAAATCTAAATCGGGTTCTCCATTCAAAGAAATATTTAAAGTCCTTAGGAATACTAATAATTAAAGGGTTGTCCACAAAAACATAACATCCTCCTTGTGTTCTGTCATCCTCATCACAAGGGTTGGCAACACCGAATTGCGAACCTGAACCTTCATAACACTCTAAAACTTTTAAACCTGAACATTCGAAACTAGCTAACACATCACCAGTCATAAAACCTGGTTGTGGTTCTTCATCCAAATCGGCCAAACCTCCACTACCATCAGTACTTCCTACTGTTTGGGTAGCAGAAACTGGTGTACTAACACCATTATCACTAATTTCAAAATAAACAAAAGTTTCATTTAAATGTAAACAAAAATCTTGGTATGGCGCTAATGGTCCTTGTTCTCTAACAGATGATGTGGGTAACCTATCAGACCTAAATACCAATTTTTCTTTATCCGCCATTGTAATTTTTGGCGCAATAGCATTCCATAACCAATACGAAGGGGATACAGTATATACTTTATGATTATTGTTATTTGGGTTTAATAACGCTAACGGGTTTATATTGGTCCATTGATACGACGCTCCGTCTATTCTACCTTGACCTGCTAAAGAGGTACTAATAGACATCGTAGGCGGTCCAGGAGGGCTGTTGAATGAATTAACAGTAACACCATTAAAACTACCTATATCACCATATGTCGGAGTAGTTTGTAAGTAATTACCCCACGTATAATCTAAAGAGGAATAATACGCGAACCCTGAGGTATTAAATGAAGAATAATTTATAGTTGTCGCTGCGGAAATAGGTAATGTATTACTAAGAGTGTTTTCAGGTGTAAATAGATATGAACCATGGAATAACGCTCCTCTTGATATAATGGAATTATCTGTATCATTAAAATGGATTGTACCCCCAAAATCAATATCATAATGTGGTGAAGGGGCCTCTTTATCCCCATTAGAACCTTGAGAATTTAATACTCTTTGTATTGGAATATTAGGAAAATAGTCACCTTCAAAGATATAATCAGGACTAAACCCGTAATTCTCACCAAACAATTTATTTAAGTCATACCTTAACCTTTGTCTTCCCGATTGAGGGTCCACTCCTCTAGCAAAGAAATATATTTTTATATTATCAGCTTCATCAAAATAATCAATTGGTTTTTGAATTGGGAAGGCGTTAAACATACCTAGAGATTCACAGGAATATTGACAATCTTTATCTAAAAAGTATTTCCATAATATGGAATTATTATTATTTGTCGAAGCAGATAAAAAAGCTCTGGCATCGCTAACTGTAATTTCACCAATAACTTGGAAATACTCGATACCTGACTTAAAATTATATGATGACCCTTCAATTGGAGAATAGAACTGTAATTGTGATGTTCTCTCATTACCATTTTCATCAACGTAAGGACAATCAACCATTACATATGCCGAGGGATTATTTAACATAGTACCTGTTAGGGAATTAAATCCGTATTGGTTGACTGTCATTCCTGTATTATTTAAATTAGGGTCATCGATTAAATCTCCATCAACAAATGTTAATAATTGACCTACATTTAAGTTAACATTTCCGTCTAACACTGTTACTAACGGCATATCAAAATACCTATTAGTATTTCCGTTACTATTAATGGTACCATTTGGAGTAAATGCTGGTGGAAATAAAGCCCCATTTTGGTCCACCGCATTTGGATTACTTATCACGTCAACCCTCATACGGTTTGGTCTTGTACTGTCAAAATATCTTTCTCTTTGATTCATTAAATTTAACGACTGAGGTAATGATACTGTAAATGTAGTATGAAAATCTGACCCATCTTGTTGTATAGTAAATGGAGATTTAATCCATGTATTTGGCGGTGTAGAATATGGAGAACCTGGTGGTATTTCAGGGTCATACCCTGAAAACATATTCATATTCCACTGTGAGGCAATAGTATCTTCAGCGTTAGAATAACAAGTGTAACACTCAGAATTATTACCAGCAACAATATTTGGATTACAGACAATATCATTATATGCTCCAATACTAACGAAGTCCGCTAAATTGGATTGGTTAGCATTTGCTATTTCCAACTCCATACTTTCAATAGTTTCATCTTCAGCCTCAGGCATATTTACATCCTCACATGAACACGCTTCACAGTCAGGATACGTTATCATAGGTAATGTTAATCTTTTAAACGGATTTTCTTTAGATAGTTTTTTTATAGTATCTTTCTTACAATCACTTTTTTTAACTTTTCTACTTAGAAATGCAACTGCCTTACAAACCAAATACAATATTGGGTTAATTATTGTAACAATGAGATTAACGATAAGCCTCACTATAGGATATATTAAGGCCAAGACGTGCATAATTGGAATAATAACAAAAATTGTAGGGGATATTACTCCGATTAAAATATTAAATAAGAAATATAAAAAGTCGAAATTTCGTTGCCCATCATTTACAGGGAATCGATTATTTTCACTCATACAAGCTCTATCGGTAATTTCTTTTATCCCATAATGTGAAGCCCTATTAGCACCTAATTTCCACCTGTCTATGTGGGCGCCAGTAGTGTATACTTTATTATAACCAAAAAGATAAAAGGTATCCTCACATTTAATTGCGGCATCTTTATCTGCATAATCTGACCAATCTAAAGAAAACGCATAAGAATCATTAAGATTTGTTGCATTACCTGGTCCGTAAACAGGATTTCCTTGCCAATGTTCTTTTATATTTGGGATTAAATAATTGGCTCTCATGATTTGACTCTGTAGACCCGCCTCATTTTGCCATTTTACTTTGAAACGATATTTTGATTGTGTAGGTATGCCAATACTGGGGTCTGGAGAAGTGACTCTTTCACCAAATTCATTAGTTGTTACATAATTCATATTCATTGGTAAATCAATCAACCAAGCACCGTTATCATCAATCACATTACCTCCGTCTTCTAATTGATATTGTTCTAAAACAGGGTCTCCATTTTCATCTTCTTGGATTGTTTGTCTAATAGCAATTATCTCACCAGGACCCGCGACCGTATCACATAGGTTACCTGTGTCTTTTTTAGGTCTACAAGTGGCTTTTATATAATCATCTTCATTAGATGAGAATATGGAACCCATAAATGTGGCGTGAGGCAATATTTCCACTCCTTGGTCACTTAAGTCAAAATCAACTCTTGTTATACCCACATCACAAACATCATCTTGCCCCCAAAATGACGATACATCAATATCCTTAACCTCATTTATAATTTGAGGTAATGAATCTATATCTTCAGAATCTTTAAATAACTGTCCGTTGAATTGTGATGGGACCCCCCTACCCATTCTAACTAAATCAGATGGTCGAAGTGAGAACTCCCCCATATTGGATAAATCAAGGTCCATTACTAACTTCTGATTACCTAGAGGTACTCCAACAATCATAAAATCACCTGACTGATTAGTTCTTACAGAATATTTATAATACTTTTCATATACTTGTAGTACTTCTTTACGTGTTAAGACATCATCTACAGTAGGAAATGTACCTGTCGCATTGTGACCATAATACTCATCCTCATAAGGTAAAAGATTATATCTATAACCATCTTCATTTTTTGTTGTAGGGGTTTTATAAGGGTATAATGTTGATATTATTGGGTCAACCTCATCAACATCGTCTAATGGTACAAAAATAGAAATATGAGCATTTGGTATACCCAATCCCCCATTAGCTATTACACGACCAACTACCACACCGTAATCGGCACAGAACTGTGTATATAAATCTTCTTGTCTTAATTTTAAAGAAAGAATTTCTAAGGAATCAAAATCTTGGTCAATTTTAACATTAATGTTTCTATCAACACCAGGTTCTGTTCTTATTCTAATCGATTTCGGCATAATTAGTTTTTAAGATAAATAGTTATTCATCTTAATTTTAATTTGATTTTGTCAAAAGTATATGGATAGATTTAAGAGAAGTCGACATTTTTAAGTGACTTGGCCCTCACTTTAATATCATTGTCAGGAAATCTAATTTGATAAACTTGATTAGGTTGTGCAAATATAGTGTCATCAACCAATTGAATTTGTTTTGTTTCGTTATTAGAATATCTTTGAGATGTTTGTGAATTTGAGTACCTTCCCCCCACTTTGTTAAACACTTGTAAGTCAGATAATGAAATGACTCCAGGTATATCTTGTACTATCCTTCGTATATCCGAAATGTTTACATTACTACCTAATTGTTGTTTTTGAGGTGAAAAATAATTATCAACTGAGTTTATAATATTAGTTATAATTTGTCCTTGGTTTTGAGTTGAGTCCATTACAACCGATAAATCAAACTCTAAATCTACAACATTAGCGTTAGTAATTGATATATAATCATTAATCATTCGATAATGTGATAAATAATTTGCTATGTTTTGTTTTAAAGTGTTAGACACAGCTTCTGTTAATTTACCCTGAGTATCATAAGACAATATTTCAATCTTAATTTTATTATCTTCTTCAGTAATTGCAGCCTTAGCAGGTGCACCATATCTACTAGGCATAGTCCTAACTAATGAATTATAATCATTAACCGTAACCGCTCTTTTTTGAGCCGCAAAGTTAAATGAAACCATATTTCTAACTTCCTCTGTTGTAGGTAAGTTTCCGCCACCAATAGCGGCCGTAACATTAGTCGTCCTTAAACTTTCAATAACATTTTGATTTATATTAGTTGATGGTCCATTGACATCAAAATATGTTGTACCAAACTGAGTTATTACGTCTACTCCAACATTAGAGGCTTTACCCCCACCTATTCGATACTGTACAAATAACGTTGTATTTGCTTTTACGGTTAAACCTAAACCTATATTATTTTGGTAGTCTTGTATTCTTAAAGGAATACCTGTTCTTGTAAACTCTTGTAGTTGTTCTTCAGGTGTTGTAGTTCCTCCACCAAAATTTATTTTACAATACCCTTCAGGTGTATATTCAGATACAAATCTATTTTCAGTTTCAATATATTTTCCCACTTTCAGTCCAGGTCTATCTGCAGGTTTTGTAGGGTCTTCCACAAAAATCTTAGATTCCGCTAAGGCGTCTACTTCATACCACTTATTAGGTGCATTTATGAATTCATCATATGTCGGAGGAGATTGATAGTTAACACCATCTTTTTGTATAATTGAGGTTATACTAACAACATTTTTTTCGGGTAAGAAAAACTCAAAAAATGGTCTTACGTCATTATTATTTATTACTTTTTTAAATGTTTTTGTTAAACCGTTAACTACAACTTCTCTTTTTGTCATCGTGTAATTAACTAATCTATTGTTAGAATCGAAATTAGGAATTTTTGTACGGTTAGGGTAACCTTCACTATTATACTGAGAACTGAAATCAATGTCGTTAGGATTTTCAAAAACTTGACCGGCACCAATAAATTGTGAACCCGCTCTCATAACACCTAAATACCTTTCATCTTCTTGGTCACCTAATGCGGGTACCGTAATTGAAACATCCACTAACGCAATAGAGGGTCTATTTCCAGGAATCTTCAAACCGTAAGTTCGTGCAATATTATAAATTGATGACTTTTGTTGTGCGTACTGTAAAACCGTTTCCTGAATACTCCTGTCCATATGATAATGTAAATTATCACCAATAGCAGCATTAAGGTCCATAAACACCGAATATATCGACGCATCATTAAAGTTACCTATTAAATCAGGATAATACTGTTGTGTATAATTTATCAGTTCCTGTCTTAAGGATTGAAAGTCTCTGTCTGTGTATGAAATTTTACGGTTAGCCATATACTATTAAATATTAATAATCACGAAATCTTTTGATGAAAAAGTACCATTAACTATAGTATAGTCAATCCTAAGTTTAGCAGTATACTCCACGGCACTATCACTAGCTACCCTGAATACTTGTCCTCCTAATTCATCATAATTTATTTCACCAGGTAATGGTTCTGCTTCAACGTATGGTTCAATATTAATGTCATTTATTTGTAAATTAGGTATAAATTTATCTACCGCTTGTCTTACATCCGCCTTGATTGCATCAAATGTTGGTCCATCCATTGGTTCGAAAATAAACTCATAGATTCGAGTACCAAAGTCAGGTAAATAATACCTACTACCCTTTCTTGTTAGTATTAAATGCAGTAAGTCTGCCCTGATTTCCTCATCAGAAGATTGAGTTAATCTTAGGTAGTCTCCCTGTAAACTATCTCTAAAAGGAAAAAATACTCCGTATGTTTTACCATCTGCCATATTTCATAAATATAAACACAGATTATTTTATCTGTATATAAACTAAAAAAGGTTAGACGAATCTAACCTTTTATAATAGTGTTTTAGTTTTTGTGTAATTATTTAACCCTCACAAGCAATACATTGTAAGTCATTAAGATTTAATTTCTTTCTCGCAAATGCCTGTGCCGAGTTCATTGAATGTTGATAGTACAGTGTTTTCACTCCAAGTTTCCATGAATCAATAAGTAACTTATTAACATCTTTGGTTGGCATCTCAGGTGATACCATTAGGTTTAAAGATTGTGATTGGTCAATATAATCTTGTCTAACCGCAGCTTGATTAATAATGGATGACTGATTAATTTCTGCAAATGTTCTAAAGATATCTTTTTGTTCATCATTTAAGAAATCTAAATGTTGTACTGAACCATCTTGTTTTTTAATACTATCCCAAACTTTTTTAGTATCTTGACCTAATTCTATTAGTAACTCTTTTAGTACAGGATTCTTAATTGTTACTTTTAATTTAGCCACATCTTTAACATAACAATTGGACCAAATAGGTTCAATTGACTGTGACACTTGTCCAAGTATAAAAGCTGATGACGTTGTAGGTGCAACTGCATTTAATGTAACGTTTCTTCTACCGTAACCTTTTAAGTATTCAGGTTCCCCAAAAATATTTGCCAGTTCCTCAGAAGCTTCATAAGATTTATCTTTGATGAATTTAAAAACTTCAACATTAAGTTTTGCAGTCTCTCTAGTGTCAAACGCAAGACCCTTTGATTGTAACAATGAATGCCAACCTAACACACCTAAACCTAATGCTCTTTGTCTTTTAGCGAAGTTGTAAGCCTTTTCCATGTATAAAAATGCCATTTTACCTTCTCTCGTACCATTATCTCTAAGTTGTTCTAATTTGTTACAGTATTCAGTAACAACCGCGTCTAAGAAATAGACCATAGTTTGAACCGCGTCAGTATCTTTCCACTCGTCATAGTATAATACATTCATAGAGGATAAAACACAAACAAAAGACTCATCATCAGAGTTATGTAATGCAATTTCAGAACAAAGATTGGAATTATAAATCTTAGCACCCTTATCTCTATAAACTTCAGGTGAGTTATTATTCATGGTATCAGTAAACATAATATAAGGGTAACCAATCTCACCTCTTCTTTGAATTACTTTCGCCCATATTTTTCTTTTCTCATCATCACCCGCTATCATTTCTTCCATAAAATTATCAGTTACGGTAACTGCGTGTGTTAAATCTTGGATTGGAAATCCTTCAGTACCAATTTCAAGAAACTCCATAATATCTGGATGCTCTACAGGTAGATAAGGTGAAAATCTTCCTCTACGTGTTGAACCTTGAGAAATGTTATCAACCACACTTTGAAATAAATTCATGAAGTGTACCGCTCCTGGTGCGTGTCCGTTGTCTGTAATCTCAGCACCTCTTCCTCTAATATTACCAAAGTAACCAGAGGTACCTCCACCCATTTTACTCATTTCACCAACCTCTGCTTGTGTGTACAAGATTGATTCAATATTATCACTTATGTTAGAACCGAAACAACTTACCGGTAATCCTCTTTTTTTACCAAAATTAGCCCATACAGGCGATGATAATGAATACCATCCTTTACCCATATAGTTGTAGAATTTTTCCGCAAATCCTTCAATACCTAAAAGTTTTTCAGCGTGTTCCGCTATTGTTTTTATTCTATCTAAAGGTTCTTCACCTTCACTTAAATAACCTCTACGAAGAAACGTCACCGACTCCTCATTAATCCAATCAAAAGGTTTTCTATTTTTCATATTATTTTTTTATTATTATTCGTGTATATTTTTTTTAAAATAAATCGATAGATGTGATTGATTTAGATTTTTTACTATAATTTATACTTCTTTTATTAAAGAAATCAGTATGTTTTGTAGTTAAAATTTCATCATCAAACCACTCTGTAGTTTCTAACAAAGTATCGTTAATTTCAAAGATATTATCAAGTCCGATAGAATTTAATGATACGTTAAATCTGTGTTTAATAAATTCCATAGTTTGACTTTTTGTTAAGAAATCCAAATCTCCCTTCTCAAAAATCCAATCAACTATTTCAGTCTCAGCCTCATAAGCTTCTTTAGTAGCAATAACTAAATCATCTACCAATTGTTCTGTCCACCATTCAGGATTTTCTTTTTTAATTAAATTAACTAATTCAAAACCAAATTCTGCGTGAATATTTTCTTCTTTTGAAGTTGCTTC